AAATCAGTTGTGCTTAATGCCATTTTTCTTAAAATTAAATTGTTAAATAAAAACTTTGTCCCAGTGGAATTCTAATCCACCAGATTCATTCATCTCTGTTACTACTATCTCTTCATTTCTCAAGTGCTCAGGTCTTGCACCGCAAGTTACCTCTTCATTTGTCTTGAATGATAAAATAGTCTTATTACCTTTCCTGTACATGTAGCCAATTGCATCTGCATTAGCACAGATGAGAGACTTAATCTTACCTGTCAAATCTATGTTTGCTGCAAGAACCATCTCTCCCTTATCATCTACCTGTTTGTCCTTAATGTGACCAGATAAAATAATATGGGGGGCTAATGTATCAATAAAATCTAAAACTTGAAAGAAAGCTTGTCTTAAATATAAATACCCGGCACCGTTAGGTAGGGACAAGACATTATCTCCATCATAGTTTTTACCCATGCTAGTTTGCTTGTAGAGTTTAATAGCTAAAGGCATCACCATATCTTCTAATGCAGTTACAGTATCTACTGTAACATACTTGTATGGGTTACCTGCAGCCTTAATAGCTTTACCAGTATCAAGTAGCTCTTGTAAGCTTCCTATTTTAACCTTGAGAGCTTCTACATAATCAGCACCATTTTCTAAATCCATGATTAGATTCTCGTCAAGACCCGCAAAGGCAGTTGTTTTACCAGTCTTTGGCTTTGAGTAGATTACTAATCTCTTTGGATTAGTTCTATCAGCCGCAACTTTCTTAGTTGGAAGAACTATACTCATTGTTGTGCAATTAAATCATTCAACCATTTCTTACTACTAACAGGTTTCTGCCACATGATTGCAGCAAAATCTCTAATAGTAATCTCAGCCATACTCTCATCTTCAGTTGGAAGATCTAGAGACAGTTCTTCTGTCTTTTCTTTGAGCTTTGGAATAAATTCATCCTCAAAGTTTGGAAACACAGATAGTGTAATCTGTTCTTTAGGAGCTTCAGCTTTTCTTTTCTCATACAGATTATGAGTAATCTCAGAACCATCTGGCATAAGAACCATGAGCTCTGATAAAGGTACTGTATAGGCAAGGTAATTATCACCATTAAGATTAGTACCCTCTTTTACATCATACTCTTCAGCATAGTACGGGTTGGCTTTACACTTAAACAGAGCTCTGTCAGCATATGCCGGTTCAATACCTTGCTCTTTACCAGATTCATCTCTGATAATATCAATAAACTCAATATAGATGTCTTCACCTCTCTTAAGTTCACTTTCAAATAGCTGTACTTGTCTACCATACTTACCTTTCTGAAAGAAGGCAGTCTTTAAGACAAAGAATGGGTCAGCTACTTGAGCTTTTCTAAACTTATCCATCTGATAAGCAAAGAATTCTCTTTCTCTTTCTTTTCTACTCATAATTATAATTTAAGTTTTGTTGCTTGTGGAGGTGTTTCTATTTCAACAATCCTCATGTTTTCTCTATCTAGCTTAAAGAAGCTTAACCTAGTTGTTCCGTTCCTAGACTTTAAGAAGTGAAATGCAAGAAGATCTTCATCATTCACAATAAATCTTTCAGGACCATAGAACCTAATCTTTCTGATAGAGGGCTTATTAATACCAAGTACTACATCAGCATGTTGCAATAGAGCATCTGCTCCAAATAAATCAGAATCTAATACATAATTCCCATAGTCACCATCTTTGGATCTGTCTGGATTATCTATGTTCCTGTTCAGCTGACTCAAGACAAGAAATGCCACAGGATAATGTTTTTTCATGTATGTCATGGCTTCACCAAGAGCATATAATACTTCAAACTTATCCTTCTGACCCTTTCCTACTTTAAGTAGTGCTGAGTGGTCAATAGTAACCAGAGCATTCATATAGTTACCATTTTCATCCTTGTGTTTTTCCATATAATAATGTATGGTAGCACACATCTCATCAACGGTACACGGATCATATACTACATCTATGACATCAGTCTCGGCAGTTTGCTCATAGTACTGTACACATCTTAAGTATAGATCCTTATCCACGGGTTCCCCCTTGCTCATTAATGTATTGTAATCAGAAGCAGTATTCAGACTCAGCTTTCTGATACCATTGGTCTCATCAAGCATCTCAAACTGGAACTTAAGCACTCTAAATTTATGGTCTTTATTCTCCTCAATAATATCAGAGATTAACTGCTCCATAAATAAAGTTTTACCTGTTCCCGGTCTAGCACCTACTACGGTGATAGTTCTCCATTCCAATCCATCACAGAAGGCATCATTAAATTTGGGCCATGAACTTTTAAGTGACTTTAGCTCACCAGATCTTCTAGCCTTCATCTTAAGAAGGGCTTTTCTAAGAGCGTCTCTTTCACTCACAGGCTTCAGAGCCCGGGCACCGTTAAATAATTCTGCCATACATTTGGATTATGTTGTTAATTTACCTTTTACATCATTATAGATGTAGTGAGATAGTCCCACTATAAACTCTATTGCTAAAAACTGTACAAAGTTCATTTCTATAAGTAGAGTATAAACTAACAGCCAGGAAACAAGACTTCCTGTTAATGCAACAAAGAACAATTTAAATCTAATCATACTATCTTTTCTTTAAAGAATACAGGTGCTTCATAATCATCTTGTGAAATCATATCACAGTAGGTTGCTAGAGTAGAATCCCAGGTTTTATCTGTATTCTGTTTTCTAATAAAATACTGTGAGTTACGCATGTAGTTGTACCTATTAATAGAATACTCTTCTACATACTTTTCAGTAGTCAAATGTTTCAAAGAACCATCTAAATGCATTTTCTAGACTCTTTACGTTAACTCTTGCATAAACACCACTTGGCAATTTACTTGCCGGGAAGCACTCATTGTAAGTTTTAATGTTGTCTAGAAAATCATCACCCATAAGGTTTTTAGATGTTTTCTTCTTAGACTTCTTGAAGTAGCTCTCAATTTCTTGTATAAATATAAGACTATTACTTGACAATTGCAAGTCATCAGTAATATAGTTACCTGATTTCAATCTGGCAACTTCAATAGATGCATTTACCAAATCACTAGGTACAATCTTATTATGTATACAATACAATACATAGAATGCATTAGGACTAAGTCCTGCTTTTATTAGTTTGTTAAATACTTCCTGCATTACCAGTGGATTGAATAATTATATAAATGTTTAACTGTGGTCCATACTTCTTGAAAGACACCTTTAGAATCCCACTTGCTACCATTATATGCAGCACTTGCAGGATGTGAAACCATAAATTTAGTACAATTTTCTCCACACATGTCTGCCCACTCTTGAGATTTTTTACCCATGTAGACATAAACTAATCCCGGGTGAAAGTTCTTAAAGTAATCAAATAAGTATGCGGTAAATGGAGCCCATATTTCATAGTGCTTACCAATCTTACCAACTTCAGTTGTAAGAGCTGTATTAAGCAAGAGTATGCCCTGATTAGCCCATACCTTCAAATCCAGGGGTCTATGATAGAATGGATACATCTTCTGTGCTTCATCAAGCATAAACCTTAGAGAAGGCTGTTCTTTTTCAGACTTACCACAACTAAATGCAATACCATCTGCTACACCTAGTGTAGGATAGGGATCCTGTCCAACCATTACAACTTTTAGTTCGTCATAAGGGCACTCTTCAAATGCTCTAAATACATCCTTAAGAACTGGAGTAAACCTCTGCCCATTATTGGACATATTATACAATTCAGTTAGAATCTTCTCAAACTCCAAACTAAATATAAAAGGTTTAAGAACTCTGCCCCAACCACTGGGTTCAAGTTTATTAAATATTTTTTGTTTATAATCATCAATATCTAGTGTATTACTCATAATCATGTATATTTGTTAAAAAATACTACAATGGCTAAAATTACAGTCAAAGAGCTCAAGGATGATGCTCTTGTATCTATTCAGGTTAATAAGTCTTTTTACTTTATGGTAAAAAGTGTACTCTTCTACTTATTTAAGGAGTCTGATGACCCAGATAATAAGAGAGAAGAAGTCCTTAAGGGCCTGATGAACAAAGACTATAAAGATATGACCCATTGGGAGCAGTCTTTCTATACACTAACTCTTTTACTAGCAGAGATAGAAAGACAAGCCGTAGAAAATAATCAGTTTGCTGATGTGGAGGTAGATGTACCTGATGATCAGACTAAAAACTGATATTAAATTCCTTTCCTATTTGTATACAAGCTTCAAGAGCTAGTACCAATTCCATTTTACTACAGTCCGCAAAAGACTTACAGTATTCCGCACCATCTGCGTCATAACATAGACCAGAGTGCTGCTTTATAATAGTTTTCATTTCATCAAATGTGTAGCCGGATTCTTTGGCTAACTCACGTATACAAGCATGGACTTTAGCTAATTGTGCTACAGAACCATCATCTGATGTAAGTCCCATAAACACCTCAACCTGTTGTCCATCAGATAGTTTATCTAAGAAAATCTGATAGTTCAATTTTGATTTGTCATCAGGGTAAACTAACTTACCATCACGCTTAACTAGTTTTACTGTGAACATCTGTTAATTTTTTAGCAATTTGTTTGGCTAGATAAGGACTGCACTTGTACTTATACATCACATAGCCGGCTATAATTTTTGGACTCATAATTTCTATGTCCTTGTTATCTAATCTTATTTCCTTTACTATGTGTTCTACTACTACATTTGCCATTACTTAGCTGCCATTGTTTGCATAAATACTTCATGGTTAAGTATTTCATGCGGATAGTCTTTGGCAATCTTCCAATAGACTTGATTTACTTTACTGTATTCACCATGTTCTAGAATTCTTAGATCTCTAAAGCTCTTAATTGATAGAGTAACCATATGCAGGTTCTCTTCATCTGAAGATTCTAACATTGCAATCATGTTTTTTATCTCAGCATCATTAATGTAGCCCATTCTCTTTAGCAGTTGTAACTCTGCCATATATACAAAAGGACGGAATGTCCCAACTTTACTACCCTTATGGTACATATACCACAGGTAGTTTAAGTTTCTATCTACATTATCTGTCAATTCATAATGCTCTTTTGCAATATCTGCTGACAATGCCAGCATTTCATCCATTATTTTCTTTTCCATTTTAAAAGATGTATCTGATGGTATTCCAAGGTATTATACCATCATGTATTTGAATAAACTGTTTTATGTAGTCTGCCTTTCTATTATGCTCATATCTTACATTTCTACCACCATACTGAGATATCTTACCTTCTTGTATTTTAGGTGTCCAAAGAAACTCTTCACCTGGCAACTTGTGTTCCACATTGTATCTATGCTTCTCTTCATTATGAGTTAAAAAGATTACCTCAGCTTTAACTCTATCATCAGCCCAGTCGTGTGTTTTGGCTATTCTGTCTACAGTGTTAAACAAGCTCATATAATGCTGTAACCAATTATCATGTACAATAACAGGACTAAAGTTTAGGTGCACATCATAACCAGCATTTAAAAACATTGGTATAGCCATGAGTCTTTCAATAATACTACTTGTATGAGGTTCAAGAACCCTCTGCAAATCAACTGGCATTAGACTAAATCTAATTCTAACTTTACCCTCAGGATTAAGTGCAAGTAGATCTCTATTCACATACTTAGTAGCAAATGAACCCATAGCAAGTGGATGATCTCTAAAGAACTTAAAGATTGTTCTCCAATCATGATACTTAGCATGTAGAGCAAAGTCCTCATTACAACTGATATCATATGTAATATAATCTCCAGTCTGATTTGGTTTCTCTACATCTGCAAAAAATGCATGGGAATTGATTTCTGTCAGGATATCCATAGTATTCTTAGCTACAGTTAATCCTTCCGGCTTATGTCTCTTCATA